TGGGTTAGTACGGTCTGCGTGGTTAACCTGAGAAGCCACCACGAGAGTTTTCATGGTTGCTTCGTCGAAACGCTTAGCAAGCGCACGTCCCAGCTCGGTGCTATACGCAGAGCGAACGTCGTAGTGGTTCTTAAGCTCATCGATGTTAGCAATCGAAGTAGCAGCTACAAGAACATCGTCAATGTTGATGACACGCTCTTTGTGCTTAATCTGAGAAGCGTAGGTAGAACCAGCTTCAAAGATGTCAGCTCCGGGAGTGTGGTATTTCGCAGAAGCTTTACCCATAGTTGGGAACTGCGCCGACTTACCGCTCGAAATAGTACGAACAGTATGTAATTCCTTCATAACATTCGCTTCTTCGAACGTTGTAAGAACTTCGTTTGAGAACACTTTGAGGAACAAAGCGTTGGTATCGCCAGCTAGGTTGGATTGACCTAAGCGTGACGGGATAATTGAGCCATTAGCCATAATAGTTTAATAGTTTAAGTTTAGTTTTTTTTGGGTTCTTCGTTAGTTACGGTTTCGTTCGCTCGTTAGCGTTATCCTTTCGGGCGCTCCGGTTACTAGTTAACTTTCCCAACTAGAAATTCTTCAATGCCGTTAGCGTAACTAGACGCCAACAGTCTGTAGTCAGAGAACAACTCACAGTCTTGTCTGTTGTCTCCGAAAAATGGTTCACATAAAACAGTAGGAATGTAGTCGTTTTCAGCAAACAACAAACCCCGGTCTCCTTTGTTGAGACCTTTGGTTCTTCTGTCTATCGTGTCAAAATCTTTTAATACTGAGAACTGTAGTTCTTCAGCTAGCCTTTTGCTTTCGCTGTTTGGGCTATTGTAAAGCATAGAGCATCCTTTGGCTCTGCCTGTGTAAGCGTTAAAGTGAAGCTCAAGGGCTAATTCAGCGCCGTCTTCTTTTAGCTTATCTTTTATGAAATCCATAGCCTCACGGTAAGTCTTTCCCTCATAAGAAGAATACACCTTACTGTCTATGCCTCGGTATTTAAGCTCTTTTTTAAGGGCTTTGGCTACTTTGCTGTTGTATTTCCACTCGCTGTCTCCTTTTATGTTAACAGCCCCTTTGTCTCCTCTACGAGAATGACCAACACAGATAGCAACTAGCTCATCGTGCTTCAAGCTCGGCGGCGTATCGGAGGAGGTCTCCAATGGTTTCTCTTTCGTCAGCAGAGAAAGAATGCGCTTCAAGACGTTCAATAAAAACTGGAATTTCACTTTTCTTTATCACCGCGCACCCACTCATCAATACGGTCGTCCATACGAGAGCGGCTGCGGCTTTTATAGTGTTTAGTATATTCGTCACGAATCTCAAAAAACATGTCAGCAAGTTTAGGGAAATGCAAGAGAAGGGAGACGATGAGCTTAATCATGCTCTACTTCAACTGAAGGTTACTTGTGGTTTCACTTCTTAGCCTTCTTCTTAATAGAGAGACCAGACTTCTTAGCTGCTTTCTTAGCTGCCTTCTTTCCAGCAGCCGTGTAAGGGTATTTCTTTTTTCCAACTTTAGGCATGGGATTATTTGTTAATGGTTTAGCTTTTGTCTTTGGCGTTGCCGATATTAAGGGCAAGCCAGTCAACAATCTTGTAGAGCTTAGCAGCCCACCCGTCATCAGTCGGTGTCGGCGTTAGAGCTGCAATAGCTGAAGCTGCTGCAACAATAGCGGTAAGGGTGCTAATGAGGGTGTCCTTGTTGTCTATGATGTAGTTAATAATATTCATGTTTTATATCATGGTTGATATTGCGAGACGGCGCTCAACTTCTTTGCGATACGCAGGGTCAACCTCGTAACGCTTTTTGCCTCTAGCGTCTCTTTCAGACATTGCTGCTAATACTTGAGCGCGACTTTCGAAAGCTGATTCTCCAGAACCTTTAGTTCCTCCTTGAATAAAAGAAGAAGGACTAACACCATTAGACGCTTCATACTTAGTCTTAATCCAGTCTAGAGCTAGCGAGGCTTGCTCATCAGTTCCTGTTTCAAGTGCTTTGTTGTATGCGTCGAGTTGGTTTTCGCTAAGAGCTTCAGAGGCCCACTCAGAGATTTGTTCGTAAGCCTCACGGCCTCCGATTTCGTTTAACAACTCAGCCTCTCCAGAAGCCTGTAGTGCTTGTTGTCCTTCGATATACGAGTCAACTAGGTTACGACTAAGGCCGCTAGCTTCAAGAGTTTTATAGGTGTCTTCGCTTAGTTGTCCTTGTTCTGAAAACTCATCAGAAGCAGCGATAATTGCCGAAGTCTGAGAGTCTTCCTCTGTAGAGTCTTGAACCTCAGTCGGAGGTAAGTCCTCTTGTTGTTGTTGAGTCTCCTCGTTAGAGCCTAACTTACCTTCAAGGTTGTTGTAGGCGTTTGCTAAGTCCTCTGGTGTTTTGAACTTATCAGGAAGCCACTCTGGACGGTCGTCAACTTGGACTTCTTGTTCTTGAATAGCGGCTGCTTCCTCTTCTAGAGAGATTTGCTCGCTTTCTGTTTTATCATTAATGATGTGGGTGTCAGCCATTTTTTCTATTGTTGTTGTTGAGGTGCCTCTTGCTCAGCCATTGCGGCTTCGTTTGAGACAGATTCTTTAGCGATGTTGCCTAAGGCTGCTACGCCCTGAGGCGCTGCTTTTTCTGCCATTGACATCATCTGAGCTTGTTGCGCTTCTTGTTGAATTTCTTCTTGCGTCTTGATGAGTCCTCTGGTCTTGATTCCAAGACTAGTAGCTCTGCGTTTGAAGTATTCTTCAACATTAACAAACTGACCGATAGCTTGTGGTCCAACCACTTGTGCAGCTCCAGCCAAGAACAAATCTAATTTTTGTAGGTCGTTTCCTCTACCAAGAGCTTCTACTCCCGTAATGATAACAGGCTTAACCAAGTCCTTCGGTAGGTTAGGCATGCGCTTCTTCTTGGCCATAATGTCCATGACCCGGTTGACCATAGGAAGCTGAAGTTCGTTACTAAGGAGGGAGTAGAGTCCACCTAACGCAGACTCAAGCTCTAAGGTGAGCATTCTAATCTCTTCTGCTGTAACACGCTCAGCTTGCCTGACAACTCCTGAGGTAAGCAGGAAGGCTTGCCCAAGTCGCTCTTTGATGCTGTCAGCGGTTTGCGCTGCGATACTGAAGTCTGCTGCCTTGTTAAGCTGCAACACAGAAACATCGTTGGTGTTTCCTTGGGTGATTGCACCGTTAGGGCTTTCAGCGAGAGTCTTAGCTCGTGTGGTTCCGTTAGGATTAACTAGGAACAACACTTTAGCAGCCGCTGCTGAACCTTCAACAATAGCTTGGGTGAGAGTCTCTAGGCTGATTAAATCACCAAGATACTCTTCTACATATCCCCTACCATAATCTTCTCCGTCAATCTTAGAGAAACGAAGAGGGATATACGGTAGTTTTTCTTTACTGAAGGTTCCCACAGAGCCTTCTACAAGAGTTCCTTTGACCTCTTGCCTGACTGTCCACTTCTTGCCCTGTAGTTCAACACAGGTAAACAGGTCACAGTTACGACCTAAGGTGTCACCGTCGATAAGCCCGGCGGCTTCCTTTACGTTATCGGGAAGTGTATTGTAGTCGAGAGTCTCTTTTGTGATAATCTTAAAAGGATTACCCATAGGGTCACGCTTGATAACAAAACGGTCCAAATGGAACACACGCATACCACCCTCCTCCGGGATGTAACACAGCGCATTACCAGTGATGATTAAGTGCTTGAGAAGCTCGTGAACGCCTACACGGTAGGACTGTTTACTAATCTCCTCCATGACCGACTCCTCAACACGTTGAAGAGCGATTTCCATTTCTGAGATAATCTCTTGGGTTGCGCCTTCTTGACGCAGTTTGGGTTCGTCAAAGTTAAGACGGAAAAACGGGGCATTGGGAGCCAATAAGGCTAGTAGTAACTTGGATGCTAAATTGTTGACCCCTCTTGCTCCAATGCCCTGAAAGGGTGTTTCTAAACGTGAATGAGAATTATGTCCATCTTCCGGCATCACATACGGAAGGGTAAGCTTAGAGGCTTGTCGCGCTCTGTCTAGGAAAGAATGCCTCTCGCTTTCTAAGGCGATGTATTGAGACTCGATTGAAGTTCCATTCATTAAAGTGTTTCTTCTGCTTCAGGTTTAAGTGCTAAAAATTCTAGTTGAGTAAGCTCCTCGACGCCGTCAGTTCCCTCAAGCATTAGGTCATCGTTCTCGGTAAACCGCCAACAGTCAATAGCAATGAGTCGCCCTGAGTCGTCCGTAGCTTCAGCTAGGTTAGCAACAGGTGGAAGTCCGGTGAGCGTAGTTCCTTGTTTGTTAGGATAGCCCCGGTCAGCATCTACTGCGCTAACAAGTCCTGTGTAGACATCGGGTTGGACGACATAGTATCTGAAGCCAGTGTCAGCGCGGCTCTGCTCAATGTCTGTAAGTGGTTCTTGGTCTTCCATTAGTCTATCAGTTCAAGTTCGTCGAGAAGCTCAAGGTCTTCTTCGATAGGTGGCTCCCAGTGTAGTCGTTGTAGATAAGTGTCTAGGTCGATTTCCTCAATGCCATCCAAGGTGAAATCATCACTGTCAAGGATGCCACTGCGTTTAACACAATACAGGCGGTCGCTGTTGGTCTCAGGGTCTAAGAAAGTCTTATCCCAAAGAGCCAGCCACCGTTAGCTTTGTTCGTCTGGTAGGTTCCTTGCGGTGTTACCAGCGGTCGTTAAGGTCTCGTAGGAGTCCTGATTGCTGAACCTAAAGAATCGATGAGTTTCGTCTGTCATTTTTTAAAGTGTTACGCCATTAACAATTATTACCCAGCCTTTGGATTTAAGCGAGGCGAGTGTAGAGTATGCTGGTGTGCCGGTAGCTGTATTATATTTAATAGTTATCTCTGGACCCGTTGAAGGAGCCGATTGACCGCTGGTGTTAATTGAAACCAGAATGTTCTCCACGCTTGCCGCACTCAGTGCGTTGTTGTCAAGCCATGTATTTAAGAAGCAATAATCTTGCGGAGTCCCCATTGTGTCGAATGCGTTGGCGGGGAAATCGACAAGAGACTGACAGTTTTGGAAGGCTGTCTGGAAATCATCGCCTTTGCTCAAATCTAAGTTTGAAGGCAGTGTGGTGAGAGCCGTGCAATTTTTGAATGCGCTTGTGAAATCAACAGAACTTGCCGAAGTTCCTAACAATGTCCCATCCTCAATGGTTGTAATGCCCGAGCCGCTCCAAGTAAACCTAAATACTGTGACGTTTGGAGCTTCAAGTTTTCCAAAATTCGTTAATGAACTACACCCCATCCAAGTTGAGTTGAGACTTGTTGCGCTCGGAAGCTGCATTGAAGGAAAGGTCGTTAGGCTACTGCAATAATACCAACATAAATCAAAACTAGAAGCGTTTGAGAAATCACATTGCCCAAATTGCTCAAGCGATGTTGCCTGAAAAAACGCCTGATTAAAATCGGTGCCAGTGCTTAAATCCAAAGCAGGGAAACTCGTAAGCCCACTACCTCGCCATGCGTCTACAAAGCCGACTCCTGTTTTATTGGTGCCAAGTTTTATGTCTGAGGGGAACGAGGTCAGTTCATGGCAATCCCTCCACGCGCCGTTGAAAAATTTACCGTTACCAAGGTCCAAGGCAGGGAAAGAACTCAGTGTAGTGTCACGCCATGTATCAGTAAACTGAACGTCCCCAGTGGCCGCAGTTCCCATTTTTATGCCAGCGGGGAATGATGTTAAAGGTGACGAAGTGAAAGAATTCGCAAAGTTGGTGCCAGTGCTTAGGTCGAGCGGAGGAAAACTCGTGAGTCCACTAGACTGCCATGCGCTCGTAAAGTTCACATTGTTCGCGCTCGTGCCGAGCTTTGCGCCCGCCGGGAATGACGTTAGTGCCGAGCAGCCGTTCCATGCGTTTAAAAAGTTCGTGCAATTTGGAGCTTGAAGTGGAGGAAAGATTTCAAGAGAGGCACAGAATCGCCAGCCCTCTCGAAAGGAGGTGACGCTTGAAGTGTCTACCTGTTTGAATTCAACAATATCATTCCGGCTTTGCCAAAACTGTTGGACACTACTCGCGCTTACGGCATCTGAAGCTCCTCTATCAATTAAGAGTTTGCGAGCCTCTTCAATATCAGCACCAGTTGCTGACGCGGGTAACAAGATAATTCCGTAAAGGTCGCCGACTGACCTTATAACGCCAGCGTTACCCAAAAGATTTAGCTCAGTGACCGCATCGTTGTCCACGCGATACACAAAGGTTCCTAAGGATGTACCGCAGATTTGCCAGCCAGCTTGGGTTGTCGATGGGATGTCTAGGTGGTCGCTGTTGTCTGCGAAGGTGACGGTGTATCCATTACCCACTGGGCTGTCGTTACTTGTCGAT